TTGTGTGCTCGGTGATCTTTGACATAAATTTTTGTATGCCAGAAGATTTTAATACAATGTGGTTTGTCGCTCCCTGCCAGTGCGAATAATCTACGACAAGGGGATATTCGATAACAGGGGGCGGATTAGGGTTTTCTGGTTCGTCTACTATTTCCTCCTCGCCAACTACCCTAAATTCCCTTGCTTCTGGATTCACCAGCACACGCACACTAACCAGATGTGTGCCGTCTGCTGCGTACTGGCTGAGGCGCACATGAGTAGCCCCAGCAGGGAGCGGGCGACTAGTATGTATCGTTGATTTCCATTTGTATGTTGTCATAGTTTCTTCTCCTCCATCAGGCGGCAGTTGTGGCATTGTTCCACCAAATTCGTCTGCCGTTTTTTGCGGTTGTTCCATTGTTGGATACTGGTTATTTATTATCCAGTTTGCTAACGGATTTCCCATTTGTTTCTCTCCAGTTTTGTATTATAATATACTTTGTCTCGCCAAGACAGTCAACTTAGATATAATTCAAAAAGTCCTTAGCAATCGGCCTTTGGCGAGACTCCCGATTGTTAAGGATTTTTTATAAGGACTCGCTATGAAAAATATAATTCTTAAAAATATCCCAGGGCACGAAAACAGGTATAAGGCTAGCGACACTGGGGAAATATATAGTTGTTTAACAAATAAGTTTCTATCCAAAGCCGTGCATAAAAACACTGGGTACGAGTTAGTTAACTTAACGCTTAAAAACACGAAACAAAAAGTATTTTATGTACATAGATTAGTCGCATTTGCTTTTATGGGATACGCAAAAGAAGGCATTCAAGTCAATCATAAAAACGGGATAAAAACAGACAACAGAATTAGTAATTTGGAATATATGACACATGAGCAAAACCAACGCCATTCTTGGCAAGTGTTAAAAAGAAAACCATCAATAAATTATGGGGAAGCTGCTGGGTCTGCGAAATTAACAGAAAGGGATGTTTTGGAAATGAGAAGAATTTACGCGACTGGTAAATATACGTATAAGCGACTTGGAAAAAAATTTGGAATAAGCGGGGGACATGCTGCGAAAATAATAAATAAAGAGGCGTGGGCGCACCTCTAGTCATTATTTATCCATTGTACCAGTTTATCAGATATGTTACCCCATCCATCTTGCAATGTCCAAAGAGAGACTCCTTTTAATTGCGGAAATTTCGCACCTAGTTTCATGTATTCTTCCAATGTTGGCTTTGCTTCATCAAACGTCGGCGTCCAGTTATACTGCCAACCAACTTCTGTAATAAATATATCAAAATTTCTGGGTACGCCCAAAATATCAGCGGCGGCAATGATTGATTGGAATCTACCGAAATGCCACGGATAATTTTCCGAGAATGGAACTAACCCCTGGTAACAATACTCGTGGTGACTGACGGCTGCTTTAGTTGGATTGTCGGCACAATATCGCAACCAACTTTCCATCCCTGGCAATTGCCAATCAACGGGTTCGGGTTCACCGCTGCTAAACGATGGCCCACAAACTTTATAACCACTGGCGTTCATCAGCTTCGCCATTTCGACCATAAACAACCCAAGCCATGAAGTGGTATGCATGTTATTCCAAGTGGGATTCACTTCATCGGGGGCATCTTTCTTGCGTGGCTCATTAATTACTTCCCACCACACAAGGTTTTTGTCTAGTTCTGGGGGCCACAGATTTTTAATTTCACCCCATTTTTTATTTGCCGCATCCACAGGAGAAAGCCAATAATCGGCACGGTCTTCACGCGCACTGGTAGCTCTCCATACGAGGATGTTCTCTATGCCATGTTTTTTACCAGACTCTTGAGCTTCATAACATAATCCGGCATCAGAAGCCCCTTTCATCATTACAGGAATTCCCGCAGCATTGAGTTTTTCTATATATTTTCCTACGCCATTTTTGTTTCCACCAATTGAATAGTGGAATCCAACTGCGACCATCGTTTATCAATCTCCATTATAGCACTTTTGTTTCGGCCACGAATTATACCGATTTTTATTTGGATCATTTCATTTTGCGCCTCGATGTAATCATTGACAACAGACGCCATTTCGATAGCTTCTTTTATGGCGTTCACAATGCTTGCCCCAACGAACCAGTTGATACCGGCCACAGCGCATGTGGTCTAAGTTTTCTACCCTCCGATACCATCTTCCAGAAGTTCCCCTTTCGGCGCGTGTATTCAACAAGCCATAAAGCTTTTTCTGATATACTGTCGCCACTTACGTCTGCGGGGTCAACCGGAATGTTCATAATAAATTCTGCAAATTCAGCATCGTTAAAGCCGTCTTTTATGGCTTTATAGCACAAGCGACTTTGTTCTGTGCGCTGCTCGGATATCCAATCGACTTCTTTTACAGATGTGAACAACCGTCGCCAATGTTCTAATTCTGAAACACGAAAAGACAATCCAGCGACTTCGGTAGATAAGTCATTCAACAACCTGCTTGTTTCCAGGTTATTTCTTGCCTGTTCGCGCAAGATCGAAGCCACGTCATCTAGTGTTTCTCCGTCCTGTCTGTCGAGTCTCTGCAATGTTGCTAGTATACTTTTTTGTCTTTGTTCGATTTCCAGAAGGGCGCGATCTATCTCCCCTAGCTGTCGTTTTGTGTCTTCCATGCTCTTATTATCACTAGATTATTTTCCTAGTAACATGATAACACACAAAGAAAAACCTTTCCACAGGTACTAAATGAGAATTCCGTAGTCAGCAAAGGACGTTGGTTTTATTTCAAGGGGATGGGACATACCGTAGGACAATCCGTCTAATACGTCCTGTTCGGCAAGACGGGGGGCGGATGTATTGGACGCTGCTGCTTGAAGTAGCTGCGCTTGGGCTTCGTGATATGGAATATAACCACTAGCCACATATCCACCAATTATTGTCCCTACTTTTAGGCGGATTTCATGCTTGTGGCCGTTTGTAGCGCTCATAATTCGGCTCAACTGTCTTTCTAGTTCTGATTTAATTGTCCCGTCAGAAACCGAAACACAAGCAACAACCTGCTCCTCTTGGTGCTCTTTTTCGAGCAATTCCTCAGCCATATTTTGAATGACATTAATTGGCAACGTGTTTTTTACCCAATAAATGTCACAGCCGCTTGATCCAAAGAAGAGCCGCAGGGGGTCTTTGCAGCTACGATCTGCAAAACCACTGTACTTGACGACCAACGCACGTTGCATGGCAGCAAAGAGAACTGGATTCGTAATTGGTTTTGGGAGAATAAATACAGCACGAGATCGAGGGGATTGGGGTGTGCTACTAGGTGTGCTGTACAAAAAGTAAGCATATTTGGCAATGAACTCGTCTTCTAATATCCTGCCGAACGCGCCATTGTCGTCAAAGTCAAGTGAAATTACTTGTCCTTGTACAAAATTACGCTGATGACGATAACGAACGTGCGTTTGAGTGTACGGATGACCAGATGCAATTAATTTTGCAAGAGTTTCTGGACGGCCGCGCTTGTTAATAAATCCGCCATTTATCCACCTCCACATGGCTCGGTGAGCAACATACGGAATATCTTTTGGTGGTTTGCCAACTAAGTGTGGATTGTACGCAAAATTTACTAACATATTGCTCCAATTGAGTAGGGATAAATAAGATGATACAATATCATTATGATAATATCAAGAAATTTTAAGGTAATGGGATAATATGGCTAGACGAACAACAAGCAACAAAGTAATTGAAAACCGGCGAGTAATGATTCTTGAGATGATTATGGCCGATCCAAACAGACGCTGGTCTTACAATGCCATCGCGGAGGAAGCCCGTAAGCTACCGTGGTTTCAGCAACACATGCCGAAATACAGCTACCAAACTGCTTTTCGAGACTACCTTGCCATCAAAGAGGAAACAAAGGAAAACAGAGAAAAACTAGCTGAAACAATATTAGTTCGGCAATTGGATGAAACAGAAGAGCAAATTGAAGGCATTTTGATGGACATTGAATCTCTGGGAAGTCTAGAAGAATTTATGCCAGAAGCACGTGACATCAACGACATCGCACAGTTTGCTAAAACCAAAAATACACTACTCAACTCTCTTGAGCGACTAATGGGTAGACAGGCAAGTTTGGTTCCAATTGAAGTTCCAAAGCAAGTAAACGTAGAACAAAACTTCACAATCGATCATTATTTACAGGCCCGTAAAGACTATTTAAAACTAGACGAACCAAAAAAACAACTCTATGACGGGAATGTAGAAGAAGGAGAGTACGACGAGATAGACGACTAACTTTCTTTATGTTATTATACGTCTATGCGAAGTGCGTTCGATGGGATGAGATTCGTCCCAAGCAAGCCCGATGGCGATCCAAACGGGTATTCAAAAGAATTGATTGTACGAGAGCTGGACAGGTGCATTGATAGTAGCTTGTCCAGTATCTACGGCGTTGTCTATTTCATTAAAAACTACATACAGATTTTCAACAACGACGCAAAGCGATATGTGCCATTTGAATTGTGGGACACAAATCCAAAGGGATATGATAATCAACTAACGGCGCTTAAGAAACTGTACACGACTAATCGCGCAGTGGCGTTAAAAGCGCGTCAGGTTGGAGCAACAACAGAAATCATTGCTTATTTTTTATATGAAATGCTATTCAGGCCAAAAGCAGTGGTTCTAATCCTATCCCGTGGCGAGAAAGAGTCAAAAGAACAGCTCAAGCGCATTAAAGAAATGTTTGAAGCACTGCCAAAGTGGATGAAGAGCGAAATAATCTCTGATACTAAAGAAGAGTGGGCAATGGCAAACGGTTCTGTATGTTATAGTCTAAGTTCCCACAAGGGAGATTCGTTTAGCGCCACTCACGTGCTTATTGATGAAGCGGACTTGTTATATCGCAGCAACATTAGCTTACAACAGGTACTACTAAACCTTGCGCCAACAGTAGGTCAACGAGGGAAGTTGTTTATTATCAGTAAAGTTGATAAAGGGCGTCCAGAAAGTACGTTTAAAAAAATATATAAAGAAGCAGCACGTGGGCGAACAGAATATGCACCAATTTTTATACCGTATCATGTTGTGCCAGGGCGCACACTAGAATGGTATGAGCGCGAGAAACAACTCAGTACGTCTATTGATGGAACATTGGACTACATTTATGAAACATACCCATCAACACCAGATGAAGCACTTGCACCACTATCGGCAAACACGCGGTTTAAAAAAGCTTGGCTAGACAAATGTTACAAGCCCCGTGTTCCGATTGTTGAAGTGGCTGGTGATGGGCTGGTTGGTAGTGCTGTTG